TCTCCGTATGATAAGTGTTCCGGGATGGAAGTTGGAACTCTTAACACGGGAGACTATACCCTTGAGGGTTTTGAAGATGTCGTCTGCATAGAGAGAAAAGCCTCTGTGTCTGAGATTGCTATAAATTTAGGCAAAAAGAAAAAACCCTTTTATAACGAAATAGAAAGAATGAGGGATTTTCACTTTCGATATTTACTCTTGGAGTTTTCAGCTTCTGATCTTATAGACTATCCACACAGCCTTTTAAAGACGGAAGAAGATAAAGAACTCTACGAAGCGTACAAGGAGGGAAAGATAAGCCTTCCCAAGTTTAAAAGGTTTCAGGTCATAGAGCAAACAAAAATAAGCGGAAGATATTTACTAAAGGCTTTGATGGAGATTTCTATATCTTATGATGTTAATGTGATATTCTGCGATAATAAACACAATGCATTCATGGTGTGTAATAGTATCTTCAAAAGATTAAACGATCTATTTCATAAGGAGCAAGATGTCAAACGTTAGAGACGTTATTGGTGAAATACATAACTATGGAATTGATGTCAAGGAGAGGGAGATTTATTTACACTCAGCCAAAGATGGTGGAGATGATGATCCGGGCGTAGATTATAGAATGGCTATCAATTTTGTAAAGAACGTAAGACATTTAGATAGCTTAAATAATAATGAAATAAGAATAAATATGCAGAGTATTGGTGGTGGCTGGCCCGCTGGAACAACCATATACGATGCTATATCGGCATGTAAATCATATGTAACGATAGTAGCCTATGGTCAAGCCGAATCAATGAGTGGTGTTATACTACAGGCCGCAGATAAACGACTAATGTCTCCAAGTACACACTTTATGGCGCACTTTGGTTCTACGGACTGTAGTGGCGACTATTTAAGTTCCCAAAACTGGGCTGAACTAGATAAAGCTAACCTAGACCTTATGCTTAATACATTTGCCGCCAAGTGTTGCAAAACTGGAAAGTTCTTCAAAGAAAGAAAATACAATATTTCAAAAACAAAATCATACATAAAAAGAAAAATGAAAGATGGAGATTGGTATCTTAGCTCAGGAGAGGCTGTATATTACGGCTTTGCTGATGGTATATCTGAATGATAAGCGATAAGCAAAAGCTAGAAGATGCATGGCTAGGAATAGACATAGATCAAAAACAATTATTTAATCCTATGGATTTTATAATGGAGGGGGCTGATAAGGATCAACTTCTAGAAAGAATAGCTTGGTTGATGATGAGACCAGAGTATCTCTCCTTCGCTTGTAAATATATATTAAATATAGAATTATTACCCTTCCAGTCCTTACTTCTTTATGAGTTGTGGAATAGGAAGTTTCCAATGCTTATCGGAAGCAGAGGGATGGGAAAATCATTCATGCTTTCCGTTTACCCGCTTCTTCGCGCTCTATTTATGCCGGGTAGAAAAATCATTGTTGTCGGCGCAGCATTTAGGCAATCAAAAGTTCTTTTTGAGTATATGGACACAATATGGAAAAACGCGCCCGTTCTTAGGGATTTGTGCGGATCTAACAGTGGCCCAAGAAGGGATGTCGATAGATGTGTGATGCATATAAACCAAAGCACCATAACGTGTTTACCTCTTGGTGATGGTAGCAAGATTAGAGGTCAGAGAGCTAATGATATTATCGCTGACGAGTTTGCATCTATACCTAGGGACATTTTTGAGAATGTTGTGGCTGGTTTTGCTGCCGTTGCAGCATCTCCAGCAGAGAAGGTTAAGAATAAAGCCAGAGAGAAAAGAGCAAAAGAGCTAGGCGTGGGGATTGATAAAAACATGAACAACCCCCAAGATAGGTCAAACCAAATAATTCTTTCCGGGACAGCTTATTATGATTTTAATCATTTTGCAGATTACTGGAAAAGGTATAGAGCTATCGTAAACAGCGGAGGAAAGGATTTTGCCTTACAGGAGGTTTTCGGGGGGGACGTTCCATCAGACTTTGACTGGAGAGAATATTCTGTTATTAGGATGCCTGTGGAAAATCTTCCTGATGGCTTTATGGATTCGGGTCAGGTTTCTAGGGCAAAAGCCACTATACACTCCGGTATATTTAACATGGAGTATGGAGCCTGTTTTACTACTGATAGTCAGGGGTTCTTCAAGAGGAGCCTAATAGAATCTTGTTGCACATCACCAACAAAAACGATAAACCTTCCATCCGGTGATGTTTGCTTTGAAACCATGCTAAAAGGAGACCCTAAGAAAAAATATGTGTTTGGGGTTGACCCCGCTTCTGAAGTGGATAACTTCAGCATTGTCGTCCTTGAAGTTAACAAAGACCACAGAAGGATAGTTCACTGCTGGACAACAAATAGAAAACAGCACAAGGATAAGGTTAAATCAAGGATAGCAGACGAGGATGATTTTTATTCCTATTGTGCCAGAAAGATTAGAGACTTGATGAAGGTCTTTCCATGTGCGGAAATATCCCTAGACGCCCAAGGTGGCGGTATTGCCGTAATGGAGGCGTTGCACGACAAGGATAAAATAAAAGAGGGAGAAGTGGCAATCTGGCCCGTTATAGAAGAGAAGGAAAAGGATACAGATGATAACGTTGGATTACATATTTTAAGGTTGTGCCAGTTTGCAAAAGCTGATTGGTTGGCAGAGGCTAATCACGGTCTTAGAAAAGACTTTGAAGATAGAATTGTCTTATTTCCATTCTTTGATTCTGTGAGTATCGGCCTGTCTATAGAGGACGATAAGCTAACAGGCAGGAAATATGATACACTAGAGGACTGTGTTATGGAGATAGAAGAATTAAAGGATGAATTAAGTATGATCATCATGACACAAACCACAACAGGAAGAGAAAGGTGGGATACTCCAGAAGTTAAGGTGGCGGCAGGTAAAAAGAACAGATTAAGAAAAGACAGATACTCTTCTCTGATAATGGCTAATATGTCTGCTAGGGTTTTGTCAATAGAGCAGGATATAGTCGAATATGGCGCAATAGGGGGTTTTGCAAAGCAGGACGGCTCTATAAAATACAATAATGACAAATTATATTATGGTCCTTCGTGGTTTACTGATAAAGTTCAAGATATTTACTAATTTGTGTATAGGTTGATATCAATCCTATTAACAATGCCATTGAATGGAGATCAATTCAAATGAATGACGATTCCTCACTATATCTGACTTGGGACAACGACTCACAGAGACAAGAAGCATACGCTAAAACCTCAGACAATATAGAAGCTTACGAGGGAATTCAAAAGAGTATGGGGTACGGTAGGCAGAATAACTATATTGATATAGAGCCAAACCGATCTGTTAGAAGCTCTTTTTTAAGATCTGATTACGATAGCTTTAGGCCGGGGGAATCAGTCTCTAATAAGCAGAAGAGAATAATTAAACAGTGTATGCAGGCATACGATAGGGTTGGAATAATAAGGAATGTTATTGACCTAATGAGTGATTTTGCCTCACAGGGGCTAGTGTTAGTCCATCCAAATAAGACTATTGAAAAATTCTATAGAAAGTGGTGGCAAGAAATAGGTGGTGTAGATAGATCGGAAAGATTTCTAAACTATCTATACAGATGTGGAAATGTGGTTGTTCGTAGACAGACCGCCAAGATAAACAAGCAACAAGAAAAAAATCTCAGGAATTCTTTAGCCGCAGACATGCAGATTGACCCACTTAAAGTTTCTAAGAGGGAAATACCTTGGTCATACGATTTCTTAAATCCCCTAGCTGTAGATATAAAGAACAATGGCTCACAGATAGTTGGTAAGCCTGAATTTGTATTAAATTTATCAAAGAATAGCTATGAAGCATTGGTTAAGACGGACAATTCTCCAAACACAATATTTAAAACACTCCCCCTAGGAATACAGAAAAGTCTACTGAAGGGAGAAAGAAAAATCCCCCTAAGTCCAGAAAATGTCCAAACCTTCTATTACAAAAAGGATGATTGGCTTCTTTGGGCAAATCCCATGATTTACGCTATTCTTGATGATATTACAATGCTTGAAAAAATGAAGCTCGCAGACGTAGCAGCCTTAGATGGGGCTATTTCTAATGTGAGATTATGGACCGTTGGAGATCTTGACCATAAAATCATTCCAACAAAAGCCGCTATAAATAAGCTTAGAGATATTCTAGCTAGTAATGTTGGTGGCGGTACAATGGATTTAGTCTGGGGGCCAGAGCTTAAATTCACAGAAAGTCAATCTCAGGTCTATAAGTTCTTGGGTGGAGATAAATATCAACCAGTGCTAACAAGCATATATGCTGGTCTTGGGATTCCCCCCACTCTCACTGGGGCTAGTAGTGGAGGAGGCTATACCAATAACTTCGTTTCTTTAAAAACCTTAATAGAAAGATTGGAGTACGGGAGAGAGGTACTGTCTCAATTTTGGTTAAATGAAATACGAATAGTGCAAAAAGCTATGGGGTTCAGATTCCCTGCTCAGATTCATTTTGATTCTATTATTCTTTCTGATGAAGCTGCCCAAAAGAAACTTCTGATGGATCTTGCGGATAGGGATATAATATCTCAAGAAACATTACTGGAAAGATTTAGAGAGATCCCAAGTATCGAAAGAGTTCGGGTAAGGCGAGAAGAAAGAGAGAGATCCAACGATAATTCTTCTCCAAACAAAGCTGGTCCATATCACAACCCCCAGCATAAGGATGACCTTGCCAAGATAGCGTTAACAAAAGACGTTTTAGACCCGGAGTACCTTGAGAATATGGGAATTCCTTATACTGCCCCCAAAGTAGAAGAGGTAGTTAAGGATACTAAACAGGATGATAACAAGCCAAAAAATAACGATGGTAGACCCAAGTTTTCCAAAGACGTAAGGAAAAGGAAAGAAAAAAGAGTACTACCAAGAAGTTCTGACGCGACATCTAAAACTTTATGGGCTATGGAGGCTCAGTCAAAAATATCAGAAATAGTTTCTCCTATAGCTTTGTCTCATTTTGAGAAAAAGAACATAAGAAGCTTAAACAAAGCAGAAGTTGACCAGCTAGAACACTTGAAGCTTTGCATACTGACAGGAATGCAGCCATTCATGGATATTAATGAAGCTATAATAAAACAGCTAATAGACAGTAAAAGTAAGCCATCTAAGGGTTTTTATGGTTTAGCAAAAGAGAAGACGTTAGACTTTGTGAAGAACAATAAGAGAAATCCCAACACCTCGGAAATGAGATACATCTACTCTGCTACGTTTGGAGAAATGTTCAATTTTTAGTAATAAAATCCAATATTTTAAAAATTTGTGTATTAATTTGCGGAGGTATTTTATATGAAAATATACGAAGCAGAAATAAAAGATGGTCTTGGTGATATATTGTCGTCTAGTAACAGTATTGCATATTGCGCTGTTGCCGAGGCATATAAGCCAGAGGTATCGCCAGAAGCCGTTGATAAACTAAGAAAAATTCTTACTAGCGCCAGCGATGTGGAGTTATCCACTTCTCAGAACGAAGAACAGATGGATTTGTTTTATTTACAGTCCGTTCTTGTTAGCACTGGTTGGAATAAAAATGATGACGTTTTTGACCCTTCGGAAACTTGGGCGGCTAGAAATACCCCAGAAGATAAGCCGTTCAATTATATGCATGATGAAAAAGATATAATAGGTCACATAACTGGCAATAGCGTTGTTGACTTTGAGGGTAACTCGATAGCAGAAAACTTAGAGAATCCCCCCTCCTCTTTTAATATATTAACCACTGCGGTTATATATAAAGAGTGGAGTAACATAGATCAGAGAAGCAGAATACAAAAAATATTGGCTGAAATCGAAGATGGAAAATGGTTTGTTTCTATGGAATGCCTTTTTCCTAACTTTGATTACGCTCTTATAGATAGTGTTGGAGAAACTAGACTCATTCCCAGAAATGAAGCCTCGGCGTTCCTTACTAAACACCTAAGATCTTATGGCGGAAGCGGACAATATGAAGACTACAGAGTAGGCAGACTTCTAAGAAACTTATCGTTCTCTGGTAAAGGCTTAGTTTCAAAACCTGCAAACCCTCGTAGCGTAATTTTGGAAGGAAATAGATTTTTTGATGAATCTGAGGCACAAATTTTAACCATATCTTCAATGAAGGAGAACTTAATGTCTGATACTTACGAAAAGCAGATCGACGATTTGCAAACAAAACTAGAAGAGGCCAAAGCAGCCAATGAAGAACTTACCCAAAAGGTAGTTGCGGAAAAGGTAGCCGAGTTTGAGTCTGTGATTCAATCTCTTGAAACCTCCGTTTCAGAAAAGGCAGAGGCTATCAAATCCCTTTCTGAAACGAACGAATCTCTTGTAACCTCGACTAAACAGCTTGAAGAAGCTGCAAAGGCGATGGACGAAGAGATTAAAGGGATGAAAAAGAGAGAAGCCATGATGAAGCGCAAGGCGCAGCTTGAAGACCTCGGTCTTGACGAAAAGGAAGCTGAAGCTACTTTGGCTCAGTTTGAAGATGCTGATGACGCTACTTTTGACAAAGTTGTTGCGGTTATGGTAACAATGAGAGAAAAGGCGGGAATGCCACCTTGGATGAAGAAGGATAAAGACAAAAAGGAAGACAAAAAAGAAGATAAAGACGCAAAAGCAGAAGAGGAAGTTGATTCCGCTGAAGCCGGAGAAGAGGCTCTTGACCAAGTAGAGCCAGTCGAAGAAGTTGCAATTGCAGAATTAGATGAACAAGAAGACCCAAGAGAATCTCTTCGTAGCGTAGCGAGTGAGTGGCTTGGTTCTGTTTTACAAACCGTGCCTAACAAATAAGTAATTTTTAAATACAAGGAGATTCATAATGGCTCTTAAAACTGATAGAAGTACTCTACAAACTGACATTTCATTTTTCATGAATGAAGTCGCTACTCGCGGCGGTGTCGCTTCACTTAACACTGGTGGCTCTGGCGCTGCTATGGATCAGGGCGTTGCCTTGGTTACTTACGTCGCTAGCCCGTCTGGTAAAATCCCTATGGGACTTTTGCTTGGTGATATGGTAAACATTGACCTTACTCGCCAGCATTTAAATCAATATAAAGACGAAGTTCAGAAGGGTGGAAAGGTTGCACTTCTCCAGAAGGGTTATGTTGTAACTAACAACTTGGAAGGAACTAGTCCTGCTGCTGGAAACCCAGCCTACTTGGGACATAGCGGAAACTTAGCTTCTTCAAGCATCGTTAGCGACGATACAGATAGTACCGGTCACGGTAAGATTGTTGGTCGTTTCCTTAGCGGTGTTGACGAAGACGGCTATGCTAAAGTTTTCATTGACCTTCCAAACACTAACAAGTAATAATTAACCAATAGGAGATTACAATATGTCTATTAAACAAAGACCTTCGGAAGAGTTTTTAACTCTATTAAGAACATCAGGCAGTTCGGATAAAACCGTTGCCATTCAAGCACAGAGAGAAATTGCAAAAGCTCTTGAGACACCACTTAGAGAGGGTGTTCTTTTTGGGGACGTTGTTACTTCGATCTACGAGACAATGACACTAGAGCCGGGAGCAAGCCCAGAGTTTCCTCTGGACCTTTTGGCCCCCGGAACAGAAGGTGAGCATATTGCTTACACGAATCCCGGTAACGGACGTATTCCTGAGCGCCATGTTGAAAGTGATTATGTCATGATTAACACCTATGGCATCTCAAGTTCAATTGACTTCTTGCTCAAATACGCTCGCGAAGCTAATTGGAATGTGGTTGGTCGCGCTATGCAAGTGCTTGAAGCGTCGTTTGTTAAGAAAATTAACGATGACGGCTGGCACACTCTTTTAGCATCTGCTGTTGACCGCAACATTTTGGTTTATGATGCAGACGCTGCTGCTGGTCAATTCACCAAGCGACTTATTAGCTTGATGAAGACCGTCATGCGCAGAAACGGTGGCGGTAACAGTGTTACTGCTCCGGGTCACTTGAGCGATCTCTATCTGTCTCCAGAAGCTATAGAAGATATTCGTAACTGGGGCGTTGACCAATTAGATGAAGTTAGTCGCAGAGAAGTTTATCTTTCTAATGATAACGGTCCAAATTTGACCAGAATCTTTGGTGTTAATCTTCACGATCTCTTTGAGTTTGGTGATGGTCAAGACTATCAGACCTACTTCACTAGCGATCTTGGTGGATCTCTTGCTTCTAGCGATGTTGAGCTAGTTATTGGTTTGGATCAAGGCACTAGCGACAGCTTTGTTATGCCTGTCAAGAAAACTGTTGAAATTTTTGAAGACGAAGCGCTTCACCGATTCCAACGCCAAGGTTATTACGGTTGGGCCGAGATCGGTTTCGGCGTTCTTGATAACCGTAGAGTTTTGGCTGGCTCCTTCTAATAGAAGTAAATTTCAGACAAAAAGTAAAGTCGCTCATTTTTGGGCGGCTTTTTTTTGTTATATACTATGTTTTGTGTATATACTTACGGAGGTGTCTATGTTTGGTTTTGCTTCTTTTTCTGAAACTGCAATTGCTGACGATGGTCTGACTAGAACAGATCCATATGGCGGTGGTGTTGTGGTTTTATATTTCAATAAAGACGTTTTAACATTTCCGCTTAGTATAAACAAGCAGATAGACCATTCTTTAGACATAAATAAGCAACAAGACCATATCTTAAAAATAAATAAAATAATTAATTTTAACGCAAGGAGATAGGAATGGCGGTTTTTTCGGTTAATATTTCAGACGAGGATGTTGGAAGGGTGATTACCGCCATGTGTGGAAATTATGGCTATGAGCCAGAAATCGCAAATCCAAACTATAATCCATCCCTGCCAGTAGACTCAGAAACAAATCCAGAACTCATAACCAATTCTGAAACCCAGTCTCAATTTGCGAATAAAAAAGCTAGAGATTTTTTGATGGATAATACTGTTGCTTATGAGTTAAGGCTAGAAAAAGAAAATATTACAAGACCCACTCCTCCAAACATTACAGACCCCAACTGAAAAACATTAACATTTCTATAAATGGAGGATGTCTTTATGACATTAAAAGTAGCGGACAGAGTTAGAGAAAATACCTCTAGTACCGGTGTTGGCGGTTTATCTTTAACCGGAAGCCCGGCGGGATTTCAAAGATTTAACGTCTTTTTAGCCAGTGGTGACATAACTTACTACACTCTAGAAGAAAATGATAAATGGGAAGTTGGCGTTGGAACCTATGGCTCAAACAACCTAGAACGTACTACTATTCTTTCTAGTTCAAACAGCGGAAGTAAAATCAGTCTTGGCGGAAGCGGAGTGGTATTTGTAACTTACCCCGCTGAAAAAGCCATATTCAACAGTGAAACTAACCAGCTTGTTCTTGGTGCTTCTGGTCTACTTTTTTCTAACGGCACAAATTTAAAAGAAGCTAAACTTGTCGAGCTTACAGATGTTAACCTTAGTGGAACCCCTGCCCAAAATAGTGTTTTTGATTTAAATATTACTAATAAGTCTTTATCTATAGGTGATAAAACTGGACCTACAAACAGTAATAATATACTTATAGGTTATGGCGCCGGGAGTGGAATAACTAGCGGTAGTGATAGCGTTATTATAGGTTCTGAGTCTTCTACTATAAATAAAACCGGTCAGCATAATGTCCATATAGGAGCTAAAGCTGGCCCAACGGTATCAGACGCCGCCAGCGCTGTCTATAGTAGCGTTGCTGTTGGTTATTCTGCCGGTAATAAAATGAGACATCAGTCTATTGCCATAGGATACGAAGCGGCCTTACACGCCTATGAAATAGGCTTTATTGGTATCGGTTATCAGGTTGGGTCTGGTCTTGGTGGCTATAGTACAATTATTGGATATCAGGCTGGTAGAACTTTGGGTGAAGATTATGCTATTGCAATAGGTTATCAGGCGGGTTACAATGGAGCAGGGGAAAGTGCTGTATGGATAGGTCAGGGTGCTGGACACTCCTCTACAGGTTCAACCAAATCTATAGGTATAGGTAAAAACGCTGGTAAAAGTTCGTCTGGTACTGAGTGTATTTATATTGGGGAGTCTGCTGGTTTATCTAACTCTGCTTCAAATCTTTTATTCATTGGTAATGGTTCACCCGCTGCGAGTGACACCTTAATAAAAGGGGATATGGATTCCAAGAGGGTGGCTATTGGGGTTGCTGACGTTACTCTTTCTGACACTCTTTTTGTTGGTATAAACGCTGCAAATGATACAGGTCTTGTTGTTAAAGGGGCGGCGTCTCAGGTTTCTAATTTAACCAATTGGACAAACAGTTCTGATGGAATTGTGGCTTCTGTAGATAAGAATGGGATTATTTCCGGTCATGGCATTTATGCGACTGGGAACGGAATACAGATAGCGAATACTACCCCCAGCGTGACAACGAATAAGTTATATAACAATGCGGGAACTCTGTATTTTAACGGTTCCCAGATTGCTAGCGCTGGCGCTAGCGCAGAAGCTTCATACGCTTCCGGTCAGGCTATCGCCAATGAAAGCGATATTGTTGCCGTATCTGGTATAGCCGCTTACGCTTCAGGTGTTAGCGGGGGCGGAGGAGATGTAACCACCGCTCAACTTAACTATGTTTCAGGCATAGCTGTTTATAGTTCGGGGCAGACTATAGAGAATCAGGGTAATATTACTGCGCTAAATACAGCTTCTGGAATAGCTACCTCTTTACTAGCCGTTTCCGGCACGGCAACTTCGTTAGTTGCCAGTTCCGGTATAGCTACCTATGCTAGCGGTCAGGCAATTGAAAACGAGGGTCTTGCTACATACGCTTCTGGTCAAGCAATATCTAATCAGGGCAACATCACAGCCTTGAATACTGCATCCGGTATAGCGACATCATTACTTGCTGTCTCTGGTACTGCTACTTCATTAGTCGCTAGCTCTGGAATAGCTACATATGCTAGCGGTCAGGCAATTGAAAACGAAGGTCTTGCTACATACGCTTCTGGTCAAGCTATATCAAACCAAGGCGATATTACCGCCTTAAATACCGCTTCTGGAATAGCTACCTCTTTACTAGCCGTTTCCGGCACGGCAACTTCGTTAGTTGCCAGTTCCGGTATAGCTACCTATGCCAGCGGTCAGGCAATTGAAAACGAAGGTCTTGCTACATACGCTTCTGGTCAAGCTATATCAAACCAAGGCAGTATTACCGCCTTAAACACCGCTTCTGGAATCGCCACATCCTTATTGGCCGTTTCTGGAACTGTCACATCCCTAGTTGCCACATCTGGTATTGCGTCATACGCTTCTGGAAATACCGCAAATATTACTTTTGGATCTAACGCCGAAGGTGACATTCTCTACCATAATGGAACCAGTTTTAGTAGGCTTGCCAAGGGTACAAATAATTACATATTGAAGATGGACGGAAATGTACCAAACTGGGAAGCAGAAAGTAGTGGCGGTGGAGTCAGTACGGCAGATTTAAACTATGTATCAGGCATCGCTGTGTATAGTTCAGGGCAGACAATATCAAATCAAAGCAATATAACCGCACTAAATACAGCTTCCGGTATTGCCACCTCTCTACTGGCCGTTTCTGGCACGGCGACCTCGCTGGTTGCTAGTTCGGGCATAGCGACCTACGCTAGTGGGCAAGCGATTGAAAACGAAGGTCTTGCGACATATGCTTCTGGTCAAGCTATATCAAATCAAGGTAATATTACTGCCTTAAATACCGCTTCTGGAATAGCTACGTCATTACTGACGGTTTCTGGAACGGCCACTTCATTAGTTGCCACGTCTGGTATAGCCACCTACGCCTCTGGCAACACGGCCAATATTAGCTTCGGATCAAATGCTGAAGGTGATATTCTTTATCATAATGGTTCTAATTTTATTAGACTAGCTAAAGGTACTGACAACTATATCTTAAAAATGAATGGAAATTCACCAAACTGGGAAGCAGAAAGTGGTGGTTCTAGTTTGACTGCTGCAAGTGGTATAGTGGTTGACGGGGCAGATAAAATAAATATCTATGGAGGAACTGGTAATCTACAAGAAATTCAGCTTACTTCTGATAATATATTTACTCCAAAAATGGTGTTTACTGGCTCAGGAGTACAAGATACTCCTATAACATTAAGCGTTTTGTCTAGCTATGCTAGTGTAAACACTTCTGGAACCGCTCTTTCTTATGAGGGTACACAGGGCCAGTTATTTGCTATTACGGATAATCTATCTAGTGGAGTTATATTCAGCGTCAGTGATATTACTGGATTGCCACTTGTTACTGTAGATGCTAGCGGTGATGTTAAACTGGGTGAATACGGAAGGTATGTCGGGGTAGGCTCAGGGGTTCCGTCTTACGGGCTTGATGTATTTTCATCTGGAATACTTCGTAAAGGTGTTATAATATCTGACTACACGCCTGCCACAACAGCAAATGCCCTTTACAACGAAGGTGGTACGCTCAAGTTTAATGGAGGCGCTACTTATGCTTCGTTGTTAACCGCTTCAGGGATTGCTACATCTTTATTGACTGTCTCCGGGACCGCCACAGCTTTAATTGCTAGTTCGGGAATAGCCACGTATGCTTCTGGTCAAGCCATATCAAATCAGTCTAACATCACAGCATTGAATACGGCTTCTGGTATAGCTACGTCATTAATTACTGTTTCTGGAACTGCTACTTCGTTAGTTGCTAGTTCTGGAATTGCAACCTACGCCAGCGGTCAGGCTATCGAAAATGAAGGTCTTGCGACATACGCTAGCGGTCAGGCTATATCTAATCAAAGTAATATAACCGCATTGAACACAGCCTCTGGTATTGCTACTTCCTTGCTTACCGTTTCTGGAGTTGCTACTTCATTAATAGCAACATCTGGCACTACGACTGCGCTGATCGCCAGTTCTGGAATAGCTACTTACGCTAGTGGTCAGGTAAATGTTACTACAGCCGGGACTGCCGTAGCTTCCAAAGCTTTAGTTTTAGATTCTGCGAAAAGTTTCACAGGAACCAAACACGGTGTATTTAGCCAGTTTGATTCTAGGGTGACGGCTAGTGGTGTTACCATTGGTGCTTCTGGAATAACCTTAACTGGTGGAGCCTATGTCCAAGAAGCTGTACCGGCAAACGATACACCAACAACCGAAGATGCGACGGTTACTATAGATTTAAATACTGGAAATTATCACAATGTTGTATTGGGTGTTAATGTTACTAAGTTTGAATTTATAAATTCAAAAAGAGGTCAAAGATTTTTACTGAGGATAACACAACACGCGGGTTCCGCAAAAACTGTTGCTTGGACCAATGTTGATTATACTACTGGAGGCGCTGCCGCAGCAGTAAGATGGGCTGAAGGCGGAACAGCACCAACTATGTCTACAGCAACCTCACATACAGATGTTTATGGTTTCCTCTGCACGAACAATGCTGGAAGCGCTTTTGATGGATTCGTAGTTGGTCAAAACCTCCCCGATTAGGATATATAATGGCAACAACAACTTTTACAAACACTACGGACTATGGTCCGGCTGATGAAATATATAGCAATATTACTATCAGCGGGATTACGGTTGGCGACGTTACCAACATGAGATTTGAAATAGACTGGACCCCAGATGGTGACGAGTGTGGTAGTGATGCGTCAAGTAGTTCTTGCAATATTATTGATCCTGATAGTAGTACTTCGCTCCAGATGTTTTCTTATGGTAGTCTAAATGGAGGCGAAGCTAGAACCAGCATTTCTAATAAAACTAGTTCTTTTCCTTCAAATTTTAATGGCACTTGGAGATTTTTCTTAAATGATGAGGATTATACTGAATGTAATCAAGTTACAGAAACAAGAATAATAGTAACATATACCGCAGCAGCCACCACCACGAATGCGCCCTTTTTAATGTTTGTTGATTAATTTATAAAAATAAGGAAAAAAAATGCCACATAG